AGACCTCGTGCAGGGTGACGGTGATGCTGCGGTTGGCGTCGATGGTGTAGGCGAAGGCGAAGTCGGCCGAGCTGCCATTCTGCGCCTGGGTCAGCAGCGTGGTGTCGGCGAAGCGCACTGTGACCTGGCCCGTGGCGCGGCAGATGCCGGGATCGGCGCCCTCGATCTTGCGGTCAGCGCGGATGGTGCGCACCGTCTCAACCGAGTTGGTGAAGCTGAGCTTCGCCCCCGTCACCTGCGCCAGGGCCGAGCCGGTGCGGCTGATCGAGCCCTGCGCCTTGTTGAAGGCGGTGTAGGCGGCACTGATCGGCGTGCCGCCCGAGCTGGTGCCGAAGCGGGTCGAGCCCTGGCCGATCAGGCCGAAGCGGGCGGTGGCTGGGCCGGAAGGCGAGAAGTCGATCTCCAGCGTGTCGGCGCGCACGCCAGTGATCAGGTCATAGTTCGGCACGTCCGGGTAGCCGACCTCGACCGTGTTCGAGGGTAGCGACGAGGCGCCGCTCTTGAAGGTGTGCGTGTAGTTCGTCGTGCCGCTGCTGGTCGGGGCGCCGAGCAGCAGCCGGAGCCAGTGGCCGAAGCTGTTCAGATCCACCGGCACCACCACCGAGCCGGCCACCGTGACCGTGTCGAGGAAAGGCGTAGCCGCGTCGCGGGTGTCGCCGAGGCCGATCACGTCGGCATCGAGCAAGGGCTGCTCGGCGCCGAGGTCGCAGGAGAGGAAGGGCATCTGCTTGAAGTTGCCGCCCGGCGCCGTGCCATAGGTGGCTTCCTTGAGCATCAGCAGGCGTGCATTGGCGCCGATGGCGCGGGCCATGATGGGTTCTCCGTCAGGACAGCGGCGAGCCCGCCGCAGTGAACCAGAGGGTCACGGGGAGCGAGGCGGCGCGCGCCGCAGCGGCACCCTCGAACTCGACATCCCCGAACTCGGGGGCACCGGGCTGTGCCCATTCCACGGCGCCGCCGAGCGTGCGGTCGGTGGTGAGCGCGGCGGCGATGGCCAGCAGCAGCGCGTCGAGCAGCGCCGCACGGGCGGCCGGGGTGGCGCCGGCCGCGGCCACCTCCACCTCGGCACGGTGCTCGATCTGCCAGGCGAGCGGCGAGAGGATCGGCGTCTCCTCCACCATCGTCCCGTCGCGCAGAACGACCAGGCCGCCCGGCAGCAGGCGCTGCGGCACAGTTTCGTTGCGCAGCACCATAGGGGCCGGGCTGCGGGCGGCGAGCGCCGTCTGCAGGCGGGCGTGCAATGCGGCCAGGGCAGTCTCGCGGGCGCTCATGCTGCCCCCCGGGATTCACCTTCCCACAGCGCCACAAAGCGCCCGGGCAGGCGCCGCAGGGCGCGTAGGGACGCGCCCCGGACGTCGAGGCGCTTGGCCAGCTGCACCTGGGGCAGTAGCAGGAACATCGGCACCATCCCCTGCTCCAGCAGGCCACGCGCCCAGGCCTCGCGGCCCTTGCGGTTGGCGGTGCCGACCTCGGTCATGGCTGTGCTCCTGGTGCTGGGGCGGCCGGCTCGGGCCGGGGCGGCGCTGCCGCGCCGGTGGCGGCGATCTCGATGGCGGCCAGTTGCGCCGCGTCCTGGGCACTGCCGGACTTGGTGACCCGGCGCGGGTCGGTGTCGAGGGCCAGGCCAGCGTCATCCAGCAGGGCATTGGCCGCGCGGATCAGCTCGACCGCCTGGCGGAAGTCGTAGCCGAAGGCGCCCACCGCCTCGGGCTGCGGCACGAAGCCGGCCCGCACTTGGGCGATCAGCGTGGTGGTGTCCTTCAGCGGGTCGATCATCTCGTGCGCCGGCGGCACGTGGCTGACCTCGGCCCGCATGTCCGGACCCCACAGCCCGAGCAACGCGCCCTGGGCATGGAAGCGCTCGGCGATGGGGCGGACCAGCATCGGGATCAGCATGCCGTACTGCACCTGCTCACAGAGGCGGCGGAACTCAATCTTGCCGGCCCGCAGCGAGGAGTAGTTCGCCTGGGTCAGGTCGCCCGAGACCTGGTCATAGCTCAGGCCGGTGCCGACCGCGGCCGCCTCGAGCGCCCGCCGGGCGAAGGCGGCGTGCGAGCCACCGCCCGAGGGGTTCACCACCTCCACCGAGCCCAGGCCGCGGCGGTAGAGGATCATGCCGGGCTCGAAGCTCTCGACCGCCCGGCCCTGGGCATCCCGCAGCAGGCTGGCGGCGGCGCCGGTCAGGGCTTCCTCGCCGTCCTCCGAGACCACCGCGGCGAGGCAGGCTTCGATCTTGGCCTTCATCAGCAGGGCGGCCTCGTAGTCGCCGAGGTCGCGCAGCCGGGTCAGTACCGGCGCCAGCCAGGAGACGTCACGCAACTGCCCGGGCCGGCGCTTACGGTAGACGTGCAGCACGTCACGCGCCGGTACCGGCTCGCTCGCCAGCCGGCCGCCCGAGGGCAGCAGCCAGGACGCGCCGGGTTGGACCCGATAGAGCCAGTAGGCGACCGGCTCGCCCGCCTCACCGAGGGCAATGCCCTGCAGCGTCGGCCGGCCCGCGATCAGACCGGTGCGGGCGGTGTCGAGGTGGTCGCTCTCCAGCACCTGCAGCCGGAGGCCGACCGGGTTGGCCGGCGTCACCTCGGCCGGCAGCAGGCGGACGAAGCACTCGCCGCTCTCGACCACCGCCCGCATCACCAGCGCCTGCAGGCCGGCGAGGTCGAGCCGGCCCTTGGCGTCGCAGCCAGTGCCCTCGGCCCAGCGGCGCCAGGCCTCGGCGGAGCTTGCGGCCATCGACCAGCGCATCCACCGGCGTCGGCCCCTGCACCGGCTGCGCCCGGTTCCAGCCCTCGACGCCCTTGGTCGGCGCGACCCGCGGATCCCGCAGCCGGCGGAGGTGACCATAGACCGCGGCGGTGTCCCGCCCGCCGGTGTCGACGCAGGCCTTGGCGATCCGCATCGTCCCGCCAGCGGCCCGGGGCCAGTCGCGTGCCAGTATCTTCGCCAGCGCGTCCCAGGGCTCCCGCTCGCGCGGGCTGCCGAAGATGACCAGGTGGTCGACCAGGAGGTGTAGCCCTCCGACCAGTCCCAGACGTCGCACTCGAGGCGATCGTCCTGCACGTCGACGCCGGCCGTGAGGCAGAGGGCGCCGGCGGGCACCACGCCCATCCGGAGGTCCTCCCGCCGCTCGACCAGGCGTTCCCAATCCGGCGCCTCGCCCTGCTCCTGCCAGGTCTCGCCGAGGACGGTGTTCCGGAAGGTCTTCAGGTCCTCGGCCTTGCCCTGCGCCGCCTCCCAATCGCGGGCGATCTGCTCCCAGGACAGCCAACCCACCGGCGAGTAGAGCGCCGAGATGTGGAAGCCGACAGTGTGCGGGTCCTCGGCTGCCGCCGTGGCGCGCCACTGGCCGCCGGCCAGCATCGCCGTCTTGTGGTGCTCCTCAATCGGCTGGTCGCAGGCCTCGCAATGGTAGCGGACCGAGCGCGGGTCGCCCCTCTCCCAACGGAGGCGCTCGAACTTCAGCCACTGCATCTCGCCGCAGTGCGGGCACGGAACGAAATAGCGCCGCTGGTCCGAGGCGGTGTATTCCCGCTCGATCCGGCTGCGCCCGGCGATGGTCGGCGTGCTGACCAGGAAGGCCTTGCGCCGCCAGCCGAAGGTCCGGGCCCGGGCCTCGGCCAGGGCGATCGGATCGCCTTCGCCCTCGACGTCACCGGGATCCGGGCAATCTCGGCCGCGAGCAGCGCCTCATCCCAGCCGGAGTTGAGCGCGATCTGATTGTCCGCCAGCCGCAGCGCCCGGGCCTGCGCCTCGGTCAGGTGCGCGAGGCGGATCGCCGGCACCACCGCCATGCCGAGGCGCTTGGCGGCCATGACCCGGCCGTGGCCGGCGACCAGGACACCGGCGGCGTCGACCAGCACCGGGTTCACGAAGCCGAACTCGGCGATCGAGGCGGCGATCTGCGCCACCTGCGCTTCGGAGTGGGTGCGGGCGTTCTCGGCGTAGGGGACGAGCGCTGCCACCGCCACGGAGGTGACCTGGAGGTCAGGCTGCATCGGCCAGGGCCTCCGCCCGCGCCGCGGCGACAGCGTCGTAGTCCCGCCCGTCCTCCGCCAGGGTCACCGGGAGATCGGGATGCAGCAGGCGCCAGCGGGCGATGGCCAGGTCGACATAGGCCGGCGCGAGCTCGATGGCCCGCACCCGCCGGCCGCTCCGCTGGCCGGCGAGGAGCGTCGTGCCGGAGCCGGCGAAGGGCTCGAACACTGCCTCGCCCTCGTCGGTGTAGGTTCACCAGCACCTGGCCGTCGGCCCGGAGGGCCAGCGACAGATGCTGGGCCGGTGGTGTAGTCGCGCTGGCTGCCATAAGGCGGGCTGGTGAAGAGCAGCGCCGCGCGGTCCGCGCCCATAACGTGGGCGACGGCCGCGGCGTCGGTGCTGTCGCCGCAGAGCAGGCGGTGCTCCCCGAGCAGCCAGAGGTCGCCGGGGCGGGCGACGGCCCGGAGCGGCGAGTCCGGTTCGGCATCGGCGGCATCCCCCGCCGACGCGTCTTCTGTCTCCGCCGCGTCAGGCGTACCACGCCCACCGGCCTCCGGCTGATCCGCCTCCTCGGGCGTGTCGCGATCGGTGACGGCGGTCTCTGCCGCCGCGAGGATCGCGCTCAGCTCGTCGGCCGAGAAACCCAGGGTGGCCACGTCGATCTCTGCCGCGGCCTGGGCGCCGGCCAGGGCCTCGCGCAACAGCGCTTGGTCCCAGGTGGCGTTCTCCGAAATGCGGTTGTCGGCGAGCCGGAGTGCGTCCTTCTGTGCCAGCGAGAGATGGCGCAGCACGATGGTCGGCACCTTCTCGATGCCGAGCGCCACCGCTGCCTCGAGCCGGCCATGGCCGGCGATCAGCACGCCCGTCTCGTCCACCAGCAGCGGGTTGGTGAAGCCGAAGGCCAGCATGCTGGCCTTGATCTGCTCGATCTGCGCCGCGCCGTGCAGGCGGGCATTGCCGGGGTGCGCGCAGCTCCGCCACCGGGCGCAGCAGGATCTTCGCCGCCATCCAGGGGAGCGTCATCGGGCCATCCAGGATCAGGGTGGGTGCGAACCATGCGCGGCGGCTGGCGCGAACCACACGCCGCCATGGTTCGCAGCTAAGCGATTGAGATCAGGGCCGTGTGGTGTGAACCGCGAACCATACTTCCGGCCTGGCGCTAGAGCGGTTTCCGATCAGTCTGCATCATACCCTGAGGCGGCGAAGTAGTTGGCGCACTCGGCGGGCGTGAAGGTCTCGGTGATGCGGCCGAGGGTGCTCCAAAGGGCATCTAGGGTGCGCT